ATTGTCCATTACCTCATTTTGGACCCTTTCAAATTCAACGATATCTACCAGGTCATCGAATTTTTCGATAGTTAATTTTGCATCCGGATTAAATTTATTGATCGTTTCAGCTAATATATAAGAGGTGGCATCCATATTGTCTAGTTTTTTTTCTTCTTTAGCCTTTAATATTTTTTTAATAGCTCCTAATTTTAGATGATTAATTATATATTCCTGATCACCAATTTTAACCTTAGCCATAATTTCTCCTTTCTTTTAGATAATCTCTTTAGAATACCCCTGAATCACGTCAATTTATACCCTAATTAATGAAATTTTAATACCATACTTAGGGTTATACCTTTAACCTGCATATTCCGCTGTTCTTTCCGCATTAATTAAAGAGGCCTGAAGCACATGACCGCTACTATATTTTGCTTTTCCGGTAACTGCACATAATAACCTGCCTGGTCCACCTATGTTAAGAGGATAGGTCAAATATCTGACCAAAGGCAGATCAAGCTGTAGAGTATATGGAGTATTAGCAGCGTCATCCGGAACTTTTGCACCTTCAAATAAAATCTGGAATTGTCTTTCATTCCCAGCAAGGAAATGATTATATTCAGTCCTATCTACAAAATCAATTACAAAGCTAACCGGGACTTCCCTAAAACCATCCCTAATAATCTTTCCGGGAATTGCAGAATTATTCAAGAAATATTTGGCTATACATTTATTATCCCAGGTTAAACTAAAACTTTCCAAGTTATTATTTCGGGCTGCCGCTGCCGTTCCACCTATTCCAATTTTTGCATTTTCCCAGACAAATGGCTTTGTGGATTCAAGTGCCAACCCTGCCGACGTCCCAACAGCTTGATCTTTAGCAATAATTCCATAGGCCGCCTTCAAGATCTTATCGGTAGTAGAAAAACTTAAAGCCATAGTATTAACTACCGCCCCCAATAATGCAAATGGTAGACCTTCATCTCTAAATATATCAAAAGTATAGGGCCAAAGTGGGGAATTCTGCCCACCTGCAGCAAACTCTTGAGCCTTCGTCTGCATTGGAGTAAATACATGCTTATAGGCTTTATCAGCAGATCCGGCAACTACCGCTCTAAAATCATCAACCCGGAGTTCAAATTCATCTTTATTAACGAGCATCTTTATTGCGACACTAATTGCAGCTTCCATATCCGACACAACGCCTATGGCAATAGTAAGTTCATACCATTGGTTGGGGACTGCTATTTCAGGAATATTTACTAAATCAAAGTGTGCACCTTCACCACCTAATTCCTGTTCACTAACTACTAAAGCTAAATCTTCAGCAGCCAAAGCGATGCTCGATTTTAACCAAAATTTATAACTGGTTGTAGCCGGAGATGCAAAGTTAAAATCTATCACCCGGGAAGCCAAGACGCCAACCCCCGCACCCTTAGAAACTTGTATCTTAGATGAATATGTTCCCTTCTTTTTATCTGAAGGATCTAAGCTAGTTATTACATAATCGTCATGCTCCCAGACTGTTTCACAATTGCAAAATTCAGTTTCGGTACTACTGGCCAGGACTTCCCCTGCCGGTGCACCTAAAGCACTTCTCAATATATGGCCTATACTTACCGGATGAACCTCCACTAAAAGATCACCACCGAAAGATTTTTCTCCCTGGTATGATTTTGGCTCATCAAGTATCCCCCTTTGTGCTGCAGATAAAACTTCCGGGATTTTTGGAGTTAGAGTTTCAGATATGAACGGAAAAAACCGGGTAGCCTCCCCGCCTGGATCTGTTCCCCAGGTAGCCTCTTTTTTATATCCTATATATCCTCTTGATCCTTGTGACATTATTTGTCAACTCCTTTCCTTTTAGATTTTTTTCTTTTTTTCTTCTCTTTAACCAAATCGAAATATCCGGAATCTAAATATTTTTTAGCCCTAGCCTCATCATCAGCTACCACAAATTGGCCAGGCTTAAAAATCCCGATCCCGAGTATTTCCAATTCGGTATTTTTGTTAAATTTTAATAACACAAAATCACCTTCTTTTTATTCCCTAGTTACAAAGCTCTGTCTTAAAGTTATTTTCATATCTATCTCAACGCCACGAAAGGGATAGCTTGAAAAATCAAACCTGGTATCCGGGAAGCTAAAATATAGACATTCGTTATCTAAGTCGATATATCCACCAAGAGCTTTTTTTATGTCAAAATTAACGTCTAATATTCCTTTGGTAGTGGCATCACCTATTATTTGTTTATCAACATCATATATCTTTATATAACCGAATATAGTTATAGTAAAAGTCACTTCCGTACCGTGGGGCATTGTGACTGATTCCTCTGGAGCATTGGTCGGTTCAAGAATTATAACCGGAAACATATTTGTCGGAATATCATCCCTTGTCCCAGCATATACCACTTTAATATATTTTTTTAATTCGGTATCCTCTTCCAATATGGATTTGACTTTGTTAAAAATTGTCTCTAGCTTCATTTAATTACCTCTTCCAAATATTCGGTAAAGATCCTTACAATATTTTTCTTATCATCTTCTTGAAATAATAAAAATTTTCTTTGTGGTATCTTGGCCGTCCTTGCTTTTTGGTGAACTACCATCGCAAATACATCTTCTCCTGCACTTGAAATCCAATGAAGTGCTTTTGCCTTCACAGGACGAATGGTCCTTGCCGGGATTTTGATAGAGCCACCCTCTTGATGTATTCTCATATAATCAAGATTAGTTCCTATCTGTACTTTTTGATTAGAAATTACCTTATAAACAATAGAACCTTTTCCATGTCCGGTATCCTGTAGGATCTTCGCTCCCCTTCCTTTTTTTCTTCGCATAGCAATGGTCATCGGTGAAAGTGGAGCCCATCTTTTAGGCCTACCCTCTGCTCTAAAATTTTTATCAATTGAGGCAAGCATCAGTATTCCGCATCGCTTTAAAGGGATTCTAAGATCCTTAGCTTTATCCCCAGCCTTTTTTAATAGAGCCTTTACCTTCTCATCGTTTTTAATCTCGTAACTAATTAAAGCTCCGTTAGTCATTAGCCAAATCCTCTATCTTATTAGGATCGGTTTCCCAGTTAGTTTCGTCCCTTTCATCAAAGGTCCTTTTATAGTCTTTAGTAGAAGATTGAATAGTCCCCACATCTACGGTAATACCTTCAATCTGTAAAGTACCTTCGGCAATCTTTTCAAGAGTCTCTTTTGCCTCTTTATACCGGTCAATCCACTCGTTAGTACTTGGCATTTTCCCGGAATACAATCCTCTCATCACATAATAAGAGGCAATATCCTCAGCCAAAGATTTTATAATGGCCGGGGTAGTCCCCAAGGCGTCAATTGCAGCCAACAGATCAGACGAAAAAGCCGCCCTTACTTCTGCATCAGCTTTAATAATAGCTTTAGCTAAAAGTGCAGTGGGTACATCGGTGGCTGACATATTCAAATTAGTTAAAACATCGGTATCTTTACAAAAAGCCATTTAAATCTCCTGTCATTAGAGGGGGAAAACATAATCTTCCCCCTCTAATTTTATTTATTAAGTTAGGTCTATTTTGGGCTCATCTTTGACTGTACCATTAACATTAACTAAATTCCCCAATAAATGGGAATCTCCACCGGCATGCTCAATACAATCTCCACCTGAACCTACAATTATTTTATTTCTGACACAGAAGGTATTGCCATTATTATCATCAATCCCTTTTCCTGCCCCTGGTACGATAATTATGTTATCCTGGATCACCGTTTCAGAAGCGGTACAATCAACAGCAATATTTATCGCTGTACCTCCGGATTTAATCCCCGAAATTATATTGTCTTTAATTAGTGCAGCAAACAGGAATTTATCTCCGCCACCCTTAAAATGTAATCCATTAGAAATAACCGGAGTACCGAGGCCAGACATAAATTGACAATTTATAATCTGTAGGTGGGAACAGTTGTCAGTTTCTATATAAGCCTTTACACTTGCACCAGCAGGAGCAAATTGACAATTTTGAAAGATCACATTATTGCAAATACCAAAATCTATTATCGGTACTGCACCGGTAGCCTCAAAGCGAATATTGTAAAAATGAACTCCTACAGCAGTTTCTACATTAATTGCAGATAAAGAAGTAGGATGTATTTCTACCGCTGTATCAGTACCATGCACACCCAATCCAATTACATGACAGGAATGAGGTACTGAAGTTAAGGCTTCTTTATATTCCCCTGGAGCAATGATAATATAATTATCAACTAACCAGGGATCGCCAGCCCAATCAATGGTAGCATTGGATAATGCAATAGCTTTGGCAATGGTACTAACCGCCTGGGCCCAAGATAAACCGCTATTGGTATCTGCCCCGTTCTTCTTATCTACGAAAAATACCTTTCCGTATGCTCCGAATACTTGGCAACCTCTAAAAAACATATTTTCGTAAAAATGAGCATCTCCAAGAAACACTCCTTTTCTATAAAATTTATCCAATTTTCTATTCTCCTTTCATTTAGAGGGGAAGTTGGTTTATAATCTTCCCCTCTAATTTTATTTATTAAGCCACTGCATCAGATATTCTATATCCGCAAGCGGCAGCTACTATTTTTTCGGTTTCTATCTCGCCCACTTCAAACCAATCACTATGCTTTACTTCTATTCTTGCCCTTCTGGTTTGAAATTTCTTAGATTGTAGAACATAACCTAAAGAGAATTTCTTTAATCCGGGCTTAGGTTCTACATAGGCTAGGATAGCATTTTT